GCTGTGCCACCGTCAACGGATCAATTTTTGGTTGTCTTGGTTGTGGTGGAACAGTAGCAGGATTATTGAAGAATGGTGAAGCATCTTTATAACCTGAGTTTTGTAAATATTGTTCAAGAGTATTGTATATATTTTGCGGACTCACCATATTCAAACCGCCTTGCATTAATAATTTTTCTTGCACCGCTAAAACTCGTTGCAATACATCTAATCGCTGATCCTGATTACCAGTTCCAAGTCCAACTTGCACCGTAACATCATAACGATTAAACCATTCACGAGGATTCATCGGAACAAACTCGTTGTTGATTCTAATTAATCTTTCTTGATCCTGATATTCGCAAATAATAGCAAACATCGTTTTGAAAATATCTTTTACACCTTCAGCAAAGTTTCTTGCAATAAGCTCGATACGTTGTGTTTGAGCCATCATCATTTGATTTGTAGATGTAGCCGTTGTATGTGATTTGTTTATAGTGTCGGCATTTAATCCCATTTGCTGCTTGGCAACACCTGTTCTTGATTCTTTTATTTCATCAATCTTTTTAAGCATCGCCAAACCTTCATTTAAGAAGTTTGGTGTTTGCATTGGTGTTACAGCATTTGGTGATTTAACTCTTACAACTCCACCTGCTCGTGAAGTTAATAAATCATCTAAATTTGCTTGACCATCTACGACAAGAGTTCTTGCGTGGTTTTGAAAATACATATTATCAAGTGTATTTCGTAAAATTGTTGATGATACTGCTTGTATGTCAGCAATAAGATCGTAAAAACTTAATCCAAAGAAACGATACGGCATAGGAATAGCTCGTACCATTGTTATTGGCATAAAAGGTATTTCTTCGTTCTCTAGCAGCTTGTAATTGTTATATCCGTTGCCACCAACAGTAACTTTTCTCAGTTCAGCAATGCCATCTCCATCCATATCAACTTTTAAATAGCATTCAGTTACATTAACTACCGCTTGTGAAGGATCTAATGTGCTAACATTTAAGTCTGTTGACGCATCATCGTAACTTCTTCGTGTAACAGCTTCCGTATTGAACACTTCTTCGTCAGATACAGGTAAATCATTAACGATTTCCGCATCATAACCCATATTTATTAGTTCAGATCTCGTTTTATACACTCTGTGAGCTATAAAATTGCAATCTTTCATGGAAGTTGCTCTTTTTGACACCAAAATATCTTCTGGTGGCACACTTTCTATCTTAACTCTGCCTAAATCTGTCTTTCTCTGTAACTCAACATCATAAGTTACAGGGAAAAGAGCATCGTCATTTGATTTCTCATCGACTTTTGTTATCTCAACCTCTGTATCAAGGAGTAGGGAATTATATTCTATTTCTGTGAGGTCTTGATACTGCTCTTTTCTCTGTTCTTTGCTTGGATTCCAGTAAATTTTGCAAAAACCATTCTTTTGAAGTAATGCCGTTTTAAATAAATCGTATAAAACATTAAAACCATCGTTATCTTTATAAAAAATATGATTACAATAGTTGGAAATGCTCTCTGCATACCTCGTATCTTCTGGTTGTGTTGCTTCAAATCTTACCATGCGATCACTTTGTGTAAACATACGCATTAAACTTGGTAAGACAGACTCTACTGTTTCCAATAATTCTTGTGTAACAACAGCACTTCTGCCTTCAACCTCGTTGCCGTATGGCTCTCCGAGATAATATTTAAGCGATTGCTGTCGTTGTTCCGATAAATCGGAAGTGTAATACCCTAAAGAGTTTTGCACCTCTTGTGATATTACTTGTAATAATTCTGAATCTGTTTTTTTTGCCATTACATAATTCCTAAACTTGGATATTTAATTTCTGTACTCCAATTTGATGATGTATTTAATCCAACCGCCAGGTATCTGAAAGCATCCGCACTATGCGATGT